CCTGTTTCATTTTACGATAACCATCAAGCTCATACACTCTACAGAATGTATCCCATAGACTACGACAACGCAAGTCTAAGGTCTGCTCGATACCCATAATCATATTAGATATCTCATCTTCTGTCAAGGGTTCAGCACCATCTAAGACAAGTTTATTTACAATCTTAAGATCTTCTGCAGTTGCCCAGACATTCATTATATCTTGCTCTAAATCAAATCGATCACTCATACTCACGCTCCCTCTCTTCGCCTGTAAGGTACTTCACTCGCAATAATATCTCATGAATATCATTTCTAGCTTGCCTGATTTCAAAGTCTACCTCAGACAATAATCCAGGGTTCTTAAGAATATACTCATGTATATAATACAAATCGTCTTCAATCTCTTTACGATAATCGAACATAATGTTATCGATACTCATGATATAACAGCTCCTATAGTCATACCCAACAGGGCAATCATAGCTACAAACCAGATAAAAGTCAATAGACTTGACAACGCAAACATAATTATTTTCATTCTAAAACCTCCACGATTCCATCAGTCTGAATCCAGACATGAGCACCACAAGACAAAGGTTTATCAGGACTGTATACAATCTCTGAATCCCCATGAATCTTTACCTTATGAGCATACACATTACTCTTATATGTCTTCACTGTCAAGACTGGTAAAGATAAATTTTCCTTACGATTCTTTTTAATATTGTGCTGGTTCACATGTACAATAGTTTTCATTATGCCACCTTTACAAGTTTAATAACCTTCGCCTTCGACGTACCATGATAAGGGTATGCAATGACCTTGACATTCTTGGACCAACACGCACGACAATCACCACACTTACCTTCACGAGTGTAAGCTTCACACTCTACAGTGTCACTAGGTCTACTAGTAGGATACTTCGCATATGGCACAATGACACTAGAAGTCATAGGCGTATCAAGACACTCACCAGTGACACTATCACTAGACAAACGAACCACTACATTAGACAAACAAGACATGTCAAATAGTACATCTTTGAACTTGTCAAACTTATACATGCGAGTAGGAAACCAGTGTTCAGTCTTAGGTGTGCGTCGCATTACTTCGAGAATCTTTAAAGCTAACTCTCGATGATAACAATCGCCACTATCGAACCACCTAAAATAAGGGTCTTCGCCTATAGCATCAACCATTCTATCACACCAATCATCATTCTTCCAATCTTCTAGGTTACGTGCTCGCACTGCCTTAACATTGGAATAAACATAATTCCCACGTCTAGCATAACAAAACTTACATGCGTCTACTGCTTCGCCATCGTCACCCCTAGCGCCAGGACAAGTGTCCCATGCCTGTAGTGACCAGCTATAACAGCCTAGCTTACTAGTCTTCGATAACATGATGCAATACTCCTATAAAGGTTTACTGCTTGCTACAGACCACCGATGATCTGGTGGTTTCGTCTATTAAAGACTCATCAGTGTAGCTTAGAAGTGTACAGAGTGATCTGCTACCACAAGGTTAACATTCCAATTCTTAACCCATTCCACTTTACCAGTCGCTGCATGCTGGAATTTAACCCAAAGAAACGCATTTGTCAATACTTTACCATTAATTCTTTTGCCCTTACTATTGTAGATAGATAGGAAGCGACCACCACGATTGCCAAGGATACGATTAAACTTAACAGATACTTTGAAGAGCTTGATCATTTGAATCTCCTAAAGGTTAACTGCATTGTTTACTGCATGATTGAAGTATACTGCTTTGGTGCTGCTTTGTCTACTAGGGAAAACCCTTACTGCTTGTTTTTTACTGCTTTGTTGCTGTCTTGCTATGGGTGTATAGTATCCTCTAAAGGGTGCTTTGTCAACTCTTTTCTTCATATCCTGACTAGATTACTCAGGTACTGCATTGTTGCTCTGCAGCATGGCATAGTTCTTGCCTAGCAGCTTCCGTGCCAGAATAACCATACCGGGGGAGGGGTTAATAAACAACGTGGTAGCGTTAGGGTGCTCTTCAGACACAAAAGAGAGCAAAGTAGAAAACACTATATAATTAATGTAATTGTATAATGAAAGAAGAGTAGGTAGTTCTGCATAAATACCTGCATAATCAACTGGTTAGGATAATGAGCACTGCGAAGCAGCCTAGATAACGAAATAGAGCACTACGAAGTAGCCATGTATAAAATAAAAGTCTTAAAGTACTTGACTTTTCCTTAAAAATATGCTATAATAAAAGGCATGTAATAAGTAACTATGCAGCACTAAGTACCCTAAATATAATAATCATAATTTAATCTACTTACAGTCTGCATAGTAGTACTAAGTAATACTTAGAATAACTTAATATGGAGAAACACATTGTGTCCATAGACGTAAAGACTGAAGTCGTTGATGTTTCTTTGTCCCCTGCTACAGAAGCACCCGTCCCTGTTGTCAAACCCAAGGGCAAGGGTGGTAGACCAAAGAAGTCAGCGATACTTGAAAAGACAAAAAGACCTAAGCGTGGTAGACCTATTGGTGAAGCTGGTAGGATCAGGGAGTTTCATGCTAGGTTGTTAGCTACTACTGGTGATAAGGTCATTGAGACTATCATCAGGAAAGCTCTGAGTGATGAAGACAAGGACCAGGTTGCTTGTCTAAAGATGTGTGTGGATCGTTTGCTACCGATCAGTTATTTTGAAAAGGAAAAAGGATCAGGAAGAAACGCTATCAACATTACGATCTCTGGCATTGGTGGATCAACAGTGATCGAGTCAGAAGATTCCACAGAAGACTATATTGACATGGAAGAAAATGATGGATCTACAGATTAAACTGCTACCCTGGCAGCAAGAGGTCTGGAACGATCCTAGCAGGTTTAAGGTTATAGCGGCAGGGCGACGTACAGGGAAGAGTAGACTAGCGGCATGGTGCTTGATTGTAGAAGCACTGCAGGCAGATAAAGGTCACGTATGGTATATCGCACCTACGCAGCAGCAGGCACGAGATATTATGTGGCAGCAGTTGCTGGAACTAGCACACCCTGTCATATCTGGTAGTCATGTAAATAACATGCAGGTGAAGCTAGTTAATGGGTCTATGATTAGCTTGAAGGGTGCAGATAGACCAGAGACAATGCGTGGTGTGGCATTAAAGTTTATTGTCCTTGATGAGTATGCTGACATTAAACCACAGGTGTTCGAGCAGATTCTAAGACCTGCTTTAGCAGACTTAAAAGGTAAGGCAATCTTTATCGGTACACCTAAAGGTAGGAACCACTTCTACGACATCTATAAGATGGGTAAGAGTGGTGATGAGAAAGACTGGAAAGCTTGGCACTTTACTTCGTTAGACAATCCTCTTCTTGATCCTGAAGAGATTGAAATCGCCAAGAAGTCTATGTCTTCCTTTGCGTTTAGGCAAGAGTTCATGGCTAGCTTTGAAGCTCCTCAGTCTGAGTTGTTTAAAGAGGAGTGGATCAAGACAGCAGAAGAAGATGAAGAACCTGCTAATGGTGATTACTATCTAGCAGTAGACTTAGCTGGTTTTGAGGATGTAGCAAAGAATGCTAGTAACAAGAAGAAGCATCTGGACCAAACAGCTATAGCGATAGTCAAGGTACATGAAGGTGGTTGGTGGGTAGATAAGATTGATTATGGCAGGTGGGATATTAAAGAGACTGCCAACAAGATTCTTAAGCATGCCAAGGAATACAACGCATCAATAGTAGGGATAGAACGTGGGGCATTGAAGAATGCGGTTCTGCCTTACATGCAGGAGTTGATGTTAAAGTTGCAGGTGTATCCTAGGATTGAAGACCTGACCCACGGTAACAAGAAGAAGACAGATAGGATAGTCTGGTCACTGCAGGGTAGGTTCGAGCATGGTCAGATTACTTTAAGGGAAGGTGAGTGGGTTAAAGAGTTCATAGATCAGTTGTTGAACTTCCCCACCGCTAACGTGCATGATGACTTACTAGACGCTCTAAGTTATATCGATCAGGTATGTACAATGCCTTTTGATATGGATATGGACGAAGAGGAATACGAACCTTTAGACGAGATATCAGGATACTAATATGGCATTCGGAACAGCAGCTAAAAGTATTGTTCAGAGTATGTTCCCTGAGACAGCAGGGTTACGTCAAACCTTTGGTGGTATGGAGGTTGATACTCCTGACGAAGGTATGTTGTCTCGTCTTAAAGACCCAGAGCTTATTGTCGGTACTAAAGGCATTAGCATGGCTCAGAACTTCCAAGACCCTACTGCTGTCAAACAAGAACGTAAGAACATGTCGATAGCACAGGACATGTTTAATCGTGGTGAACCTAACGAAGACATCCTAGCTCGTACTGGTTTTTTTATGGATGAAGATGGCGAGCTTAAGAAAGAGATTGACGATCTAGGTTCTACATGGAAGATTGAACCTGATGAAGTTAAAACTAACACTCCTTATTTATTGAAGGATGTGTTTGATCATCCTAGTTTGTTTAACTATTATCCTAACTTTGAAGATATTCCGATTGAGTTCTATCGTGGTAAAGGTTCAGAGAAAGGTGAGTTTAGTAAGACAGGAAAGATTAGAATCAATAAGAATAGTCCTGACTTTGTAGACGGTCCTCAGTATGTAATGTCTACAATGCTGCATGAAATCCAACACGGTATTCAAAAGCTAGAGCGCTTTACCCAAGGCGGTGACTGGCAAAAGTTTCTAAGGAAACCTTTAGAGTTTGCTACGCAAGAAGAAAAAGAACAAGCATTTAAAAAATACTTAAGTCTGGGTGGTGAAGCTGAGTCTCGTAATGTGGAGCTTCGTTACTTGTTTCGTTTTTTGAATCCTGAGAAGACACCTCCATCCTGGCTACAAACTTTAGCTACAGATCCTATGTCAAGGAAGTATGGCATTACAAAAGAAAACCTAACAGACAATCGTGGTAGTACTATTGATCTTCGTAGCGACGCTGATTACGAAGATGTATTCTATTCTGAACCAGAAAGGACTATTTAATGGCTGACTTTGCTGAAGACAAGATGACAGAACCAGACAAGGATCTGGTAAACTTTGTTATCTCTCACACTGATCGGTGGCGTGAGTGGCGAGACAATAACTACCAGCGTAAGTGGGATCGCTATGAGCGACTGTACTACGGTGTGTGGTCAGACGAGGATAAGGTTCGTAAGACTGAACGCTCTAAGATTGTAACACCTGCTATTCGACAAGCAGTAGATAATAAAGTTGCTGAGCTTATCGAAGGCATTACAGGTAACGGGAAGTTGTTTGACATTAAAGATGACAATATGGATCAGACTGGTCCTCAAGATGTCTACCTAATGAAGAAACAACTAACAGAAGACCTGAAGCGTGATAAGTTTGAGAAGGAAATCCACAAAGTAATTAAAATGGGAGAAGTCTTTGGTACTGCTGGAGCAGAGATTCTAGTTAAAACCAAGGTTCAGATGTCTCCAACTACGCAACCAATGCCTGGTCAGGGTATGGCAGCGGTAGGAGTAATGGAAAACGAACGTG